ATCTGGTGTTTGATCTAGATCTGGAGTGTTAACATTATCAAGTTGAGCTACTTTCATTCTAGGAGGGCGAGTTAGGTTCTCCATCATTATTTTATGCTCTTTTGGATTCATCACTCTCCTAACATTCTAGCAATACCGCCTGATGCTAAATCTTCACCTGCATAGTCATCATAGTCACTAGGATCGTAATCACCTTGTCTTCGAACTATCGCATCCGATTGAGCTTCTTGATCGTTTGATATTTGTTTAGCTCTGTCTTTTCTTTTTTTATTTGCCACAATTTCTTTCATTGTAGGTTTTTTACCAGTCGCATACTCTTCTAGTTTTGATACATCTGAATCAAGATCTTTGATACTTGAACCACCGACCTCGTCAATATCCATGTCATAATCATCAGGACCTACTTGTCTGCCAACTGGACCTGACTCTGCTGTAGTAAACTCTGCTTGTGGATTTGGATTAGCTTCATCTGGTAATGGTTTTTTATATTGTAGTTGAACAGTTTCTTCAAAAACATTATCTGCACTATCATACTCAACTCTTACAATACCCTCATCAAGATCTTGTGTAACTGTTACTGTATTATCCTTATCAATTTTTTTAATGTGAACAATTTCACGTTCTTTAGTTGCAAATTGTTTTGTAACATCATCTCCCTCTGTAATAACTTTATTAACTAATGAATCAAACCATGCTGGTTTGCCTGCAACTGGTTTTGTTACAACTTGTGGAACTTTACTTGCAACTTTTGCAGCTTTAAAAAATTTACCAATAATAGGTAATGCTGCTAAACCACCTGCTATTTTTAAAAATTTTCTTCTACTTGGTTTTTCAGGTCCATCTTTTAAACCAATACGTCCGCCTGTTGCATTAAGTTCTCTTTTTTTCTTGCCACCCGTTTCTAAATTTTTTAATACGTTTTCTAGCTGTAAGATTCCCTCATCTGTGATTTCCGGTGGAGAATCCATAAGTTTTATATTTTGAGCTGCCTCGGCCATACCTCTAGCTGCTTTTTCTGCTGCTTCCTCTGACATACCCATGTCTCTCATTAATCGTTCTTTAACTTCAGGAATTATTGTTGTTTCAGCTTCTTTTGCTATTCGTTTAGCTATTCTATCCTGGTCTTCCTTCATGGCTTTTGCAGCATCTAAACTTTTTTCAGTAAGACCTTTTCTTTGTCCTCTTAATGCTTGTTGTTCTCTCTTAACCATGTCCGTGCTCATGATGCCTTCTTTAAGATTAACTTTACCTTGCACCTCTTCTAAAAATTTGTTGAACCTTTTTGGATTTGACAATCTCAACATATCTAATGCTGAGAGAGCTACACCTTTAAATCCACCTTTTTCTTTTCCTATTTTAGCCATGTATTCTAATATCTTTTTTAATAATCCAAGACCTTTTGGATTTAGACCACCCATAAAAAATCCCACACGTCCACCTGTTGCCATGTCTTCTGGTTCTGGTTTTTTAAGTCCTTTAAATCTTTGTTTTGCTAAACCGTCATATGCTTGACCATAAAGGTCTGATTGTTGTTTTTGACTTAAATCATAAAACTCTTTACCATACATTTTTTCT